GTTTTGTCCTAGATATCATTGGCGAAGTGCCACCTGAGGAGGCCTTAATCGGCTCATTTTCAGGTGGTGCGTCAACGTCGAGGACGAGGGTAGTCGCAAATCCAAGCGACAAGTACCTCGGTAAAGCAGACATCACTTCTGCTGCTCGTGCATGGTTCGAATTAGCACTCGAACTTATGCCCGGATGGGATTGTTATATCAAAGCTGGCTCCTTGGAGTTAGTGGAGGTCTCTGGCAATATCCTATTTACTGTGCCAAAGAACGCCGAAATTGATAGATGCGCTTGTAAAGAGCCTGATATCAATATGTTTCTCCAGAAAGGGGTGGGAAACCACCTCCGTTCCTGCCTTCGTAAGGTAGGGATTGATCTAAACGACCAATCACGTAACCGTGATTTGGCGAGGAAAGGGTCTCTTTCGGGGGACCTTGCGACTCTAGACTTGTCAAGCGCTAGCGATAGCGTTACAATGAGTTTTGTTGAGTTGTTATTACCTCCTTTGTGGTTTAGTTTGTTAGCTTCGCTTCGCAGCGAAGTAACTGTAATAGATGGAGAACATCATCGGAATGAGATGTTCAGTAGTATGGGAAATGGTTTCACTTTCGAGTTGGAATCGCTCCTATTCTATGTGGTTGCGCGCGCATGTGCGTATCACACGAGCATCTCTGGTGTTATAAGTGTGTACGGGGACGATATTATTTGTCCCAGTATGCTAGCCCCTGATTTGATGTGGGTGCTAGGCTATTTCGGCTTTAAGGTTAACACCAAAAAGTCGTTTTGGACTGGCTCCTTTCGTGAGTCTTGTGGCGGCCATTACTACGATGGCTATGACATCACCCCGTTCTACCTTAGAGCTCCGATCCAGAAGATGACGGACCTTATCCACGTAGCGAACGCTATTAGGAAATGGGCCGAAATTCCTGGGCTCAGCATTCTCGATCCCACGGTTGAAGAACTGTGGTTAGCGCTTGCTGAGGGAGTCCCTAAGTGTCTTTGGGGCGGTCATGATACAAGCTATAAGCTCCGTCTTGTGTCCTCTTGGAAGCCGGGTAAGCAGCTTCGGCTGCTTCCGACCTCCAAGAACAAGGATACAGGCGTGGGCGGGCTGATTCATTGGCTGAATACAACTTGGCCCAGGGTAAACGTACGCGAGGGTGTAGAAACCTCCGC